GCAGTCAGACATTGTTCCTACTGATGTAAGTATAAAGGCATTTGAAAGGTTCCGTGGAAATTTACGTGAAATGCACATGCCAGTGGCTGTGGGTAGAGTAATGTCATTTAAGTCAGATAAATTTTACGACAAAGAAAAAGATAAATTTTACAATGGAGTGTACGTAGATGCATATATTTCTAAAGGTGCTCAAGATACTTGGGAAAAAGTTCTTGATGGCACTCTTTCTGGTTTTTCTATTGGTGGCAGCATCAAAGATACGGAAGACCAATACGACCCAGAAATGGATAAATCCATTAGGGTTATTAAAGATTACGAACTCCACGAATTATCGCTTGTAGATAATCCTGCAAATCAATTTGCTAATATTGTATCTATTCAAAAAGCAGAAGATGGACAAAATACTTTTGACGGTATAATGACAAAAATGTCACTTGAAAATGTATACTGGTCTAAAGAAAATAACATTGTAAGACTATCTAAAGAAGAAGATATTAGATCAGGAGAAACTTTAATAGGTTTTGTAGAAACAACTGATAATGAAAAAAACGAAGTAATTAAGAATTTAATTAAAGCACATCATGGAACTATGACTAATGAAAATGTTCCTACTAAAAATCCTACAACAATTAAACCTAAAAAGAAAAAAAAGGATGAAGATGAAGATATGGACAAAGCATCAAGTGTAAGAGTTGGCGACATGGTTTCATGGAACTCAAGCGGTGGTACTGCAAGAGGAAAAGTAACTAGGGTCGTTCGCAATGGAAAAATAAAAGTTCCAAATAGTTCTTTTACTATTACAGGAACTCCAGAAGATCCAGCAGTTGCTATTAGGCTCTACCGTGACGGTAAACCAACTGACACAATTGTAGGACACAAAATGAAAACTCTAAGAAGAGTTTCAATGAAATCAGAACAAGTTTCTGATAATTCTAATAAGGAGGTAAATGATATGGCAAAAACAGAACAAGAAGCAGCAGTAGTTGCAGAAGATGTTCAAATTGAAAAAACAGAAGTTGTAGAAGACGAATTAGTCGTTGTAGACGAAATCGTTAAGTCTGATTCAGATGCTCCAGCAGATGCACCAGCAGAAGCAGTAGCAGAAGATGTTGTAGCAGAAGAAGTAGTAGCACCAGTTGCTCCTGCAGAAAATGCACCAGCAGAAGACGCACCAGCAGACGTTGAAAAAGCCGTAGAAAGCAAAGATAATGACTTAGCAAATGCTGTAAATACAGTTAAAGTTTCTGTAGAAGAAATTAGCAAGTCAGTTACCGCAGCAGTTGGAGAATTAGCAGCAACTGTAAAATCAATTAATGAACAACTTGCCGAATTAACAAAGAGCGTTGCAAAAGTAACAGAGGAAGTTACAACAGTAAAAAGCAATGTAGAAGAGTTTGGAAAGCGTGTCGATGCAGTTGAAGATGACACCGCTATCCGTAAGTCTGGCGACCTCGGCGGGGTCGTGCAGGGAAATAAAATAAAAAAAGGATCGATGTGGGGCGGGCGTTTCCTCAATACCGCTGACCTCTATCGTTAAACAAAATTCACTGGGAGGTGAAAAAAACATGTCAGAAGAACAAATTTTAGAAAAGGCAGCCGTTACAGGCGTTATTGCTTCAGGAGGAGTTGGTGGAGTTGCTACTCCAGCATCACAACTTGGACCAGTAGGAACCGCAAAACCATCAGATGGTGGTGGTATCCTAAACGCTGAACAGTCAGCCCAATTTATCGAATATATTTTCGAACAACAAGTTCTTGCTCGTGATGGTCGCCGTGTAACAATGCGTGGCAACACAGCAGAACTAGAGAAGTTAAATGTTGGTGAACGTGTAATCCGTGCTGCTGCACAAGCAGACTCTACATACACTAACGCTGGAGTTACTTTCACAAAAGTTGAAATCACAACTAAAAAAGTTAGATTAGACTGGGAAGTATCATCAGAAGCACTTGAAGACAATATCGAAGGCGCAGGATTGGAAGACCACTTGGTCCGTACAATGACTCGTGCATTCGCTAACGATCTTGAAGACTTAGCAATCAACGGAACAGGTACAGGAACAAATACATTCCTGAACATCCTTGAAGGCTTTTATGTAAAAGAACAAACTGGTAACAGTGCTGGTACATTTGGTACAGACGTTGAAGACTTGCAAGCACTTGTGCTAGCAATGCCACGTAAGTATCGTGCATCAAGAGCAGCCATGAAGTTCTATGCTTCTAGCGAAACAGTAGCCGATATCATTAATGGTCTTGGCTCATCTGGTAACCTACCTTCAGAAAGAATCGTAGAACGCGTTATTGACGGTGTAGCACCACAAACATTAGGTGCTCCAATCCAATACCGTGTACTAGGTATTCCTTTGGTAGAAGTACCATTGATGCCTGCAGGATTCGTATCTTTGACATTCCCAGAAAATCGTATTTGGGGATTCCAAAGAGACGTTACTGTTCATCGTGAGTTCCAACCTAAGAAAGATACTATTGAATATACTACTTTCTTACGTTTCGGAGCACAAATCGAAGAAACAGATGCAGTAGCATACGCAAAACAATAACCTAAATTATTTAGGGAATTAGAGGGGGAGACACCAAAAATGTCTCCCCTTCAACATTTTATATAAATGATATAATTAGTAAGGAGGAATTTTATTTATTATGGAAATATTAAATGAAAGACAATATAAAAAAGTTACTTCACTTACCGCGACCTTTACAGTTTCTCCAAGTGGAACATACACATTAGACTACGAAGACCTTTACACAAAAGAATTATTTTCAACATCTGCATCAACAGTTTCTGGAGCAGTCTCATTTACTTTAGATCCACAATACTTAGACTATACAGGATCACTAGCAGCATCTGTTAAAGACTCAAGTGGTAATACTGTTATCATGACAAACATAGAAATTATTAGACCATATTGCAACCTAGACTCAATTGCCTCTGCATTATCAATTACTGACGGTAGTGAAATAGGATATGAAAGATTAGCAAGATATATTATAGACTCTCAAACACAAGGCTTTCCATTTGCTAGAAAAGAAAAAGATATTGTAGGTATGGGAATGGATTACCTACCTATTGATGAAAAGATTTATAAGATATATAAAGTGTATCAAAATGAAGAATTAGTCTATGATTCAAATCTTAGTGCTAGCGTAAACCTTATAACATTTGAAATTACTAAAGATGGTTCTTCAATTACAAATGTAGAAAACGAATCCGATGCTGAAAACAAAAGTAATTATAGACCAGTATGGCACGAGAGATATTTAGACTCTACCTTTTCAGAAGGATCAGAATATAGGGTAGATGCTGATTATGGCTGGAAAGTGGTCCCACAGGACATTCAAGAGGCATGTGAGATGTTGATCCAAGACATTAAGTCGGATAACTTAAGGTATGTAAATAGATATATTGAATCATTTGATAATGAAGATTTTAAGATTAAATTTGCTAAGAATCCTAGTGTAGGCACTGGCAACATGTTTGTAGATAAAATCTTGGAGAAATATAGAAATAGGCTCCGTATCGGGGTATTGTAATGATACTTCCTTCATCAAGTCTTGACGATATACTATTTCCAATGACTGCAGATTTATATTATGCAGAAACTATTCAAACAGAATATGGAAATGTTTTAAAGACTTGGAACAGAGATAGAGAAATAGATTGTTCAATAATCAGTGAACTTTCAAATCGTGGATTTGCTGGAGAAGTAAAAACAAAGGGTACAGATTTAATTTATGATTCAAATGCCTTTCTTAGAACTAAAGAAGATATTAGAAAAAAAGCAAGTGGTAAATACTACCCTATAACAGATATTGCTATAACAAATATAAAAGATCCATCTGGAAACGATGTATGGATTAATGGTCAAAATTTAAATAATTCAGCAGGGGCTGTTAAAACAAAGTATGAAGTAAAAACTATAGTACCTACATTTGACTATAACCATAACTTAAGACACTTTAGAATATTCTTGAGCAAGTCTCAAGTTCAAAGGTGGGATCAATCTTGATTACAGCAAAAATAAGATCTAAGTCAGTAATTGATATGCTAACAAACGCAGTATCATATACAGATAGTTTTGCAAAAGAAATAAATAAAAATAAAACTAAAATTACTTCATCTTTAGCAGAAGGATCGATAGAAGTTTTTTATGATTATCTAGATGGACTTGCAAGAAGTCATCCTGGAATGCTACACCACGTTTACGAATGGGGAAGAGTAGGAGATCCATCCGCAAGACTTTTTGAACTTAAATACCAATTGTCACAAACTCAAGCATTAGTAAGTGCCGACTTTTTACAATCAGACTCAGTATCAGAAACAAGCAATACTGCATTTTATGATAAGGCAAATATTATGGAAGAGGGCATTCCTGTAGTAATTAATGAAACAGAAGCAGAAGCACTTTTCTTTGTAATTGATGGTGAAGAATTTTTTAGAACAGGTCCAATTTTTATAGCAAATCCTGGCGGTAGTGCTACAAGGGGATCTTTTGTTAAAGCATTTAATGAATTCTACAGTCTATACTTTAACCAAGTATACTTAAAATCAATAGGGTTTTATAAACATTTTTCTAATCCTACAGAGTATTCTAAATATTTTAAAAATGCAATTAAGACAAAGAGTGCAAGAAGTCTAGGTAAGTCAGCAGCACTTTCTTGGATTCAAAAGGCTCCAGGTGTTAAATAATGAATACTTATAGACCAGAAAATATAATCAATAAATATGTTTGGGAACAGTTTAAAACTAATGCTCCAGAATTTTATAACCTATATCCACCAACAGTAGGTGGAACAGATTTTATTCCATTTTTTCCAGCGGGTGTAAATAATGTTCCTGGATATATACTAGAGGAAGATAAGCCTTATATTATCTTTGATAAGTTTACTAAAGTAAGAACAGGATCTATGAAGTATTTTTATCCTATTAAAAGCGAACAAATGAGATATACAATTTATGGTGGTTCATTGGGACAATATAGTTTTAACCAAGCAGGTGCTGGTGCTACCCCAGGATATACCTTTGATAGATATGGATCTACTATTAATCTTGCTAGTCTTATTACACTAATACTTGATAGAGAAGATGCAGCAGCAAACGATATCAATCAATATGCTGGAAGTCTTTATGAAAATACCTCAGATTATTTTAAATATTATTTTCACTGTGTAAACGTGTTTCAGTCGGGGTATGCAGAAAGTCAACAAGATGTAGCCAATTTAATGGAATATAGACCCTCTAGAGACCTTATTATTAAGTATGACTATCATTCCCCTCAGTATAATGAAAGACCAAATCTTTCATAAATAGCGATATAATTAGAGTGAGGAAATCGCCCCACTTTTCCTAAACTAAGGAAGGTGAAAAAAAAATATGGCAACTTTAGGTAATAGCAATAAAATTATCGTAGGTGCAGCACAGATGTTCGTATCTACTGCAGGTGCTCTTGAATACGTAAATGCTTCAGGATCAGGATCAGCAGCAGTATACAACTTCGGTTCAGGAAGCGTTTCAGGAATTCCAGCATTTACTTCTGATGGATCAACATACGCAGACAAAATGGATGCGGCTGCAAACTTCAGAAACGTTGGATTCACAATGAATGGCTTGGAAGTACAATTCCAACCAGACTTTGGTGAAGTTCAAGTTGATCAATTACTGGACGTAGCAAAACTTTACAAACAAGGTATGCAAGTTAATATGGTTACAGCATTTGCTGAAGCCACACTTGAAAATCTTCTTGTAACTATTGCAGGTTCAGATTCAGATCTTACAGGACCATCTGGTATAAGAACATTAGACATGAAGTCTGGTGAACTTGGATCAGTACCTGTTGAACGTGCACTTGTAGCAGTCGGACCTGGTTCTGGTGACCCAGAAGCAACAGGCGCAACACAAGTAGAACGTGTTTATGTAGCAAACCGTGCATTGTCAATTGACAACGTAACAGTTTCTGCAAAACGTGACGAACCATCAATGTTCGAAGTATCATTCAGATTACTTCCAGCATCAAACGGATCATACGGTAAAATCGTAGATCGCGTACGTGGATAACAAAAACTAAATAGACACTTAGCCCATCTCTTTTCAATCTCCCTTTACTCTT